ATGGGTCCGAGATTGGAGAACCCTTCTTTACTAGAGGAAACAGCCGATAGGAGGCTTTCATACGTTGGAACATTTGCTGGAGGGACTACTTCCTTCTCTTTCGCGGCTTCACTGAAAGTAGGCTGTGAAGGTCTTGCTGGACCTGGATCACGTGTATCCACTGGAGGAGGGAGTTTAGTGGTTACCAATGGTATTTCAGGGGGAATCGGTTGAGCCTCAGGTTGAGGTTGTGGTATTTGCTGAACAATTACAGGTTCTTCAAACCTTACTTGCTGGCGAGGTGTTGGCGGATACATTGTTTTTACCACGTAGAAGACAGCTACATGAATGAGAGCAAGTAGTACAATTGTAGAGGCTCCTGTAGAAAGGATGTTCCAGACGTCCATTTACATATTCAAGACCTTTTCTAAGCATAGAACAAACCGCAATGTCTGATTCTGTTCCTGAAGTAAAAACCGAAGAGGTCAGTCCCGAGCAAGTGAAGATCGAAGAAACCATCGTAGATACAATTACCAATGTTGTTCCAGTTCCAGATGCAATGAAGTCTGAAATTGAAAAGATTGTTAAAGATGTCGTTAAGGCAGCAGTTAAGGAACTCTTGGAAGAACTCAAGAAGTCTCCTTTAGGTTCAATTGATAAAGATGGCGATGGTGTCATCTCAGTTACTGAAGTCAAAGAAGCAGTCGCTGTTCATGCGGAAAAGCTTGGCTGCGGACCCTCTTGCACGATTTCTTGAAAGAAGAAAGTATCTTCTCCTACAGTCTCTTTCCAAATACGAGGCGATGCAGAATACAAAGTAAGTGTAATAGCTTCTACATGATACACTCTTGAAAATACACCTTCAACATAAGGGCGACTAAAAAAAGAATACGTGCTTGTCTCGCTCTCAAACTTAACTACTTCTAATGTTTTTTCATATTCGTTATATCTACCAAACCCTGTGTATAGATATCGGGTTTCGTAGGTTTTACCTTTTTGTGATGCGTAAGGTTCTGGAACCGTGTTGGACACACTCACTTTCATTGTTATACTATGACGGTATTTGCGTAAACAAGTTCTCGAAGTGAATCCTCGTTCTCAATCGCTTTGTTCATCTTTTTCACTGCATCTTTGATTTCAGTTTCAATAGCACCCCATTTTTCAGGACTGTTGAGATACTTTGTTGTTCGAACACGACCATCAGGGAATGACTCAATCAGCTCAGTCTCTTCGCATCCTGAGAGCTCCATATACACTCGAAGTTGAATCTCATCATACATTGGAACTTCAGGCCACCAACGCGTGCGTGCTTTTGAATCCACAATTCGCTTGTGTTCTGCTACATAGCCATCAGTTCTTCCGATCAACTTGTAATCAGAATAATCCTTGCGAAAGGTCTTTGTGTTTCGCTCTTCAACTTTAACATTGTTATCTGTCTCATACGTATTGAGGATTGCGTTTTCAGTGTTAATTCCTCTCTTCTTACGGACTTCTCCACAGACTTCAGAGACAAGCACTTCACGAAACTCAGCAGGCAATTCTCCATGTCTGAGATTGATGACGACTCTTGCTTGTCTTTCTACATCTTTGAGTGTATCTGTGATATCTGTTTGACCTACACAGATCTTAATACCTGTGTTCACTATGTTCTTAATTGCAGGTGTCGCAAGAACTGCATACTTGAGCTTGATAGCTGGAACTCTATGTTCGCTAGTTTGAATAGCTGCGATCTTAGCTTTGACAGGTTCATATTTACTTACTAAGTCATACATGACTTCTTGGGGAGATTGATACTTGTTGAGGCCAATTAAGGCAGCAACCTTAGATGCGGAGATTTCGGGAATAAAACGAGCGATAGACATTGTAGACTGATGAGTTCCAATCTTTAAACAAAATTAGATCCATTTTGAATTATGTAAAACTCTTTTGCATTCGAACAATTGCATCGATCCATCCAGGCATTCCTTGCAAAACATTAGAAACTTGAATCGTATTTCCTGTAACCACTGTTGCATCAAACGTAGTTCCTTCACAGACAATCACAATTGCGGCAAGTAATAAGTGCTGTTTTGATTTAGCTTCTGTCGGGCTCCACCGCAAACAATACATCTTGTAGAGGACATCAATAACGGGTCGTGCGTGTGCTTGAGTCTGTTTGCGAACAGCGTCCCAAAAGATCCAAACCGGGTGGGCTCCGTGTGGCTCTGAGACGAACTCGTCGAATCTGTTTGAAAAGATGAGTGCCTGTTTAGTCTGTTTCTTGTGTTCTCGGCAGTATGCGAAGACCCAAGCCATCCAATATAAGGCTCGGGTGACATCTCGGACATCGGATCGCAAGCAGTACACGAATTCATTGAGAGGAACCGCAATCGGAAGGGGATCGGCAGGACGAAGCGAGAGACGGCCAAATAACTGCGATGGAGCCTTGAGATGTTCCTGAATGGTCTGAGGGTCAAAATCATGCACGGGCTTGATTGTTGGAAGTGAAGGCAATTTATTTTTGCGACACATCGAAAGAGTGGCTGCGACTTCACAAATAATTTGACGAACATCTGGATTATTACGTATAGAGGTCATGGTTCCAACTGTAAAAACTTGTTCAATAGGAGCATATCTCTCATATGCAGAAGCTAAATACAAAAAGACATTCGGATTTGCTCGGTTAATATGAAGAGCTGCTGCATCAAAGAGAGTTGCCCATAAACTATGAACTAATCCTGAACACAAAAGTTCAAGAGACCAATAACATGCATAATCTGCATGACCTAACTGCACGTTTTGTAGGAGAACCTTCACAACGTGTGTTCGTGGATGACCACAAAAGGTTGTTTTTTGAAAATCAGCTACGGTGCGTGGATCTGACACCTCCATTATCTTGTTGTAGGAGTCGTAGTTCTACTACCATACGCAGATCTTCTTAAGTAACTCATAATTTCTGAATCACTAGGAGCTTCACCTGGTCTAGATCGAGTAAGATATCTTGCTAAAAAGAAGATTGCAATTACAGTTGATATTCCAATTAACCAGTTAAGTAGAACTTCAATCCATGATGTTGCTTTAACTAATTGTATAGTTTGATCTCTTTTATCTTTATTAATTTGATTTGTAATATCGGCAATTTGTTTCTGAAAGTTAGTTACTGAAAAAGCGAGATCGTCTTTTACACTTAACACATTCTCTTTCACATTATTCATTGAATCAATTACGGATTGCTGTTGAGAACGCTTATCTTGCAGTAATTTATATTTATTGATAAACTCATTAATGACAGGTTGTGCTTCTACAGATGCAATACGGTTCTTTTCTTCATCCATCCAGTTTTCTCCCTTCAACAATGTATAGTAGGCAATACGTGCAGTTTGATAAGCATCTGGAGCTGTATCACGGGCATTCTCGGCAATTTGAAGAGTCTTAAATGCTTCACTCAATTTAGTACTCTTATCAATTTTTGAATCTGCAACTGCAATGTCAGTTGAAAAACGATCAATCTCTGCTTGGTAGACTCTTTTAATAGATTCTGGAAAATCAGTGTAACTTGTGCTAGGTCCAATATCACCGTTATTATTTAGAGGAACGCTAAATGTCGGTGTAGGCATTAACTGAACTGAAATAGAACTATCTCCAGAGTATTTACAGGATAGAATAGGCCCATCTGAACTCATAGTGTAGTTTTTTGCAGTTGGACATTTAAAAATACATGCATTTCCAGCTGGACTGAGAGTAAACTCAACAGGACAAATCTGCGACGCCATTATCTACTACTGAGATAGATTCCAGCAGCTGCACCTACGCAAAGAGTTAAAAATACTACATACGACGCATAAGGAGCCGGAATTACCAAGAACTCAACCAATGCAATCAATATCGTAAAAAGAACCGTTTGAATCACTGAAAAGTTAAGTGGGTTTAAAATCTTCGTTCGTTCATTCACAATTGGATTCGGTTGAACTGGACGACGAGGGACTTTCAGACTATCTGAAACAGATTTGATACGATACGATGAATCAGATTCAGCCGAATAGCCTGCGTATTGAGACTTAAGTGTATCATACTCTTGTGCTATCTCCGAAGGTGATTTAGTTGCCATTGTTTATCGGTTCGGAATAAAAGACTTGAAGGTTCCGAGAATGGGTGAAAATACACGCGCATCACGTGAAGCACCCATATCTCTCCATCCTAAAGAGTTGGGGATTGCGCTTTGGTTCTGAGACGAATAAGGGCCGATCGTAGAGGCCATTCTAACAAAACGTGTAAATTCAGACGCATCACCAACCATTGCACGACGATTCGAAGGATTCACTTGACCAAACGGGGAAGTTGGCATTTTGTTTTAGACACGGAAATATAATGAGCACTACTGGTATTCCAACACAGCTTGAATCGGCACTAAATGCATATAGAACAAACTATGCTGCATTTAAGGTCACTGGTAATTCAGCAAACAAATCAGCTTATGAAAAAGCATTAGAAGTTATAAATCAAACGATTAATAATTCACGATCAGTTACAGAAGGAAATGATCGATATATAAGCAATCTTATTGGTAAATATCAGAATTCTAATCCTGAAATTGAAACTCTTCAACAACAATCTAGAAAAATTCAAGAACAAGGCCCTAAATTACAAGATGAACTAGCTCGATCACGACAGATTCATCAACGTGCTGCTATTGAATTAGATGAAACAGGACTCTATGTCAAAGCAGGCATTGTAGTTGGACTACTTATAGTCGTAGGAATTGTAGGAAGTTTGTAACCACCTTTCCAGATCAGAACAATAATAAAGATAAGTGTAACTAGTCCAAGTGAAAGAAGATACCAAAAAAGAGTGGCATTGAATTTAACTTGTTCATGAGTTCTAAGAGCTTTTAACGTTTCATATTGATCTTTTTGATCTAGAAGGATTGAAGAGTCATTTTGAATACGTACAAGTTTTTCAACAAGTTCATCTCGGTAAGGTTGTAGTGTTTTAGAAGATTCTTTTACTTTTGTTACTTCTTCCAACATACTATGAAGAATCGCTGAAAGTTCAGTATTCAACGCTTGGATTTGTGGAAGTTTACTGGTATCATTTAGAGCAATCAATGTATCATACTCTGCTCTTTTGGTTTTATATGAATTCTCCAAAGCATCCATTATTATTGAGCGACATTTACATCTTCAACACAATATCGATAGTATGCACTTCTTCCTGCTGCGTCTGAATGACGAATGACTTCAATTACATCTCCTGGAATGGCTCCAATCCATTTAACCATCGTATCTTGAGAATCCAACCATGGCAGCTGGTTCTCTGGATCTGAAATCTTAAATTTTTTGAATACTTCTGTTCGCTCATCCTCTGAAAGAATTCGATGAGGCATTGCCATACGGTGAGTAGTTACGTCAAACTGAAGCTGCCAAAGATGAAAGAACGTCAGACGCTTTTTGGCATGAGACTTTGCGACTCGCAATACATTCTCAGAAGGTGGACCACATGCTACAATGATTACACCGTTTGTATGTCCATTCTCTTCTGCAAAGGCTAAAATGTTTGTGATGTCTCCTGCCAAGACCTTATCTTTCTGACTGAAGCAGACTAGAACGGATCCAATTCTATAAAGTGTTACCTTTTCCATCTTTTTATTATCAGTAGTGATACGCTCAGTAGCTGTCTCAAGCTTACGGCGCCCTAGCATTATACGAAGAGTTTCAAGTGCTTTTTCCTCCATGATGAGTCTCTTGTCTTATTAGAACACGCATCCGTTTTTTTCGGACAGATGAACAATGAAGCAGTGGATTTGGTTTTTAATAGCATTAGTAGTTATTGCTTTTGTCTTAAATATAATGCCTACTGAACGATTTGAATCTAAATTTGTAGACACAAGTCAGCAGAAGCGCGCTATGAAATTAGAAGACTCATCGTATGAACAGCGAACCAATCACTTTGTTCAAAGTAACGATGTAGGACAAGCTCCAGGTATGTCCACGCCTTGGCAAGTCAATCAGTATAAATCAAAGCTTTAATGAGTTTAAGCAGAGAAAGTGAGAACAACTAATGTCCTCTAAAGCAAAAATTCCAAGAGCTCTACGTGAACAAGTATGGCTGGTTCACGTAGGTCCCAAGTTTCAAAATAAGTGCAAGGTTTCGTGGTGCACGAACTCCATGAACGCATTTGATTTTCAATGTGGTCATAACATACCTGAGAGTAAAGGTGGAAAAACAGATGTCAATAATTTGATCCCCATTTGCTCACGCTGTAATCTAAGTATGGGTAGTCAGTTCACAATTGACGAATGGAATAAACGCTTTTCACCTCCACCTAACAGATTATGGAGATTTTTGAGATCATATTTCCAATGTAAGCGTCTTTGCAGGTAAAGGTTCTGGTTTGGTTCCTTCAGCACGATGACGTTGAACATCATCCCAAAATTTAGTCAAGTCTTCAATGTGATCCGATAACCATTTAGGATCTTTTGGAACAAAATCCTTCTTGGTATCCAACAGAACCCAATAGATATACTGATGGTCTTCAGTATGTGTGCTTTGCCACTCGTGAAGTGGTAATGTATCAGGTTTATAATCCACCTTTCCATCTGGGTCTACTGCAAATACACCTTTCATT